ATCACTGCCAAACTACATAGACGTAGATAGTCCATTTTATATGGACGACATAAATAGGCGAATGCGGCAAAAGTGGGAAATAATGCAAGCCGTCACAAAGGGGACTGAGTATTTACACGCAAATGCACATATCTACCTGCCGCGTGAACCAAGAGAGCAAGAAGATCCCAAAACCAAGATTGACCCATGGAAGACTCGCGTTAATCTTTCTGTTTTGGCGCCGTTCACAAAGCGCTTAATTCATAACGCAGCCGGCATGGTCATGCGTAAGATGATCAAGCTAGAAGGCGGTGATCCATACTGGGAAGAGGAATTTAGAAAAGATGTTGATGGCGACGGTACTTCATTAGACTTGTTCGCCCTAAAGCGGCTAGAAGTTGCGCTTACTTATGGCATGTCGTCGATAATTGTTGACGCGGAAAAACGCGAAGCGCAGTCTGCTGACGATCAGATCGAACCATTGCGCCCATACTTTGTGCCGGTTGATCCATGGCAGTATTTAGGCAGCCGGCGAGAAAGCGACGATCCCGGCGCAAAGCTAACAACGTTTCGCTATCAGGAAGAGCGCAAAGTTGCTAAAGGCGCCTACGGGGAAGAGTACGTTTTTGTCGCTCGCGTTCTTGTTCCTGGCGCTTACGAAGTGTTTGAGTCGAATAAAACAATAGGTGATATTGGGTTTACTCCTCTCGACTATATTCCCTTAGTGCATATCTATGCCGAGAAAGAAGGCTATTTATGCGCTACTCCCCCACTGTCTGACGTTGCGCATCTAAATATCGCTCACTACCGGCGACTAGCAGACCTTCTGCATTCGTTGCATATCGCTGCTATTGGCTTGCTGGTGCTAGAGGATTACGACAATAACGAGGCGATTACGGGGCAGAATTATGCCATCAGAATGAATGTCGGCAGTAAAGCGTACTGGGTCCAGTGTGACGCTGGTTCTTTTGTAGCGCAAGCAGCTTTACTTGATCGCCTAGAAAATGAAATCTCGCATCTTGGCGTTACAAAACTGCTAGGCCAAAAGCATGTAGCCGAAAGTGCCGACGCAAAACGCATCGACCACCAGCAGGCCAACTGCGTGCTATCAGTGGCTGCAACTGAAACGCAGGCTGCGCTTAATGAAGCATTTAGAATGGCGGCAGAGTACAGAGGCATAGAACCGCCTAAAGTTGTTATCGACAAAGACTTTGACTTCTATCGCTTGCTAGGCCAAGATGTAAGCGTGCTGGCCGACATAGAAGCCAATGGCCAAATTACAACTGAGCTATTCCTTCGCATCCTAGCCCAGGGCGAATGGATACCTGAAGACGTGGACCTAGTTAAGCTAGGTGAAGCCGTTAAGGAGTTGAAAAAAGAGGCGGAACGTGTTATGCTTGAGCAGCAAAAAACGCAGAACGCCAATGGTGCCGCAGGATCAGGACGCTCGCTCCCGTCTTCTGGAGCTGGTCGAAAAACAAGCGCTGGCAGTGCGTGAAGGCACTAAGAAAGCCCCTAAACCGCTACACGCAGCAGTTCAGGGGCTTTCAGTTAGGCGCTGCGATCAGAAGCCGGACTCACGCTGAACGGCCTTGGTGGCCCGAATCAACTCACGATCAATCATCGGCTTTTTCAACACTTTAGTCTCGCATACGCCGTCTGTGCCAACGGTCTTCCGAAGTACAAGGCCGCCCATGTCAATCGTTTCGGGGCCAGTCGGCTTGTTTTCATCTGCCGGTGGGTTCTCAGAAAGCGACTGAAGCCGCGCTATTTCGGCCTTGAGCTGTGCGATCTCGCTGTCTGGATCAAGTGCAGGAGCCACGGGCGCAGCGGGAACAGCGGCAGTGGCGCTGGGCTTAGCCGAAGCGGTAGGGGCTGGGGCGGTAGTTGCCATGGTGCAATGAATCGGTTACGCGCTACAGTATAGCGCATCCACCAATCAAGCCATGGAACTCACTGCCGAACAAATTGCAGAATTGCAACGCAAGGCCGCAGAAGCCGAAGACCTCAAGCAACAGCTAGCGGCTGTGAACGGCAACAAAGATACAATCTTAACTGAAAAGAAAAAAGTGGCCGACGAACTTAGAGAGCTAATGGACAAAGAAGCAGAGCGCGTCAGAAAGGACTTAGAAAAAAGAGGCGAGTTTGAACAACTGCTCAAACAAGCAAATGACAACATTGAAGCGCTAAGGAAAGAAAACGAAGAAAAAGACAAGGCCATTTTAGAAGCAGATACTAAGCGCGTCGAAGATCGCAAGCGAGCCGATTTTCTTGCTGTCTTTAATGCCGCTGAAGTGTTCCACCCTGAGCACGCATGGGCCTTGCTGCATTCGCTTGTTCAAGACAAGAGCGGCAAAACTATTGCGGTTCTTGATGGCCTGGAGGTTGGTATTGCCGACCTTGCCGGCAAGCTCCGCAAAAACCCTCAGTACGCCTATCTGTTCAAGCCCCAAGGCGGTAGCGGTGGCATGGGCTCCAGGCCGGCTACAGGCGCTCCTGCCGCTTCTGGTGGCGGTATTGTCACCAACCCATGGCTTCCTGGTGGAAACGTGACTGCACGCATCGCCATACAGCAGGAAGATCCTGATTTAGCTGCTAAGCTGAAGGCTGAAGCGAGCACTGCTCGCAGCTAGGGGTAAAGCTGTGCCGAACCCTGGACAAAAGCATCGACGGCTGTGCGGTCATGCCGACTAAACAACCTCTGCTTTCCCTCCAGTGTTCCTTGGTAACCTGGGCGGTACTTTTACCGGCGATGTAACAAGCCTTACGCGGCTTGCTACATCTGGTGAATTTGCCGCCTACCTTCAAGAAGAGATTTTTAACAAGTCCATGATGGTTCGCTCTGGCATTTTGGCCAGAAGCAACCAGCTCCTCACCTCCACTATCGGCGTTCGGGTCGAAGCGCCTTTCTTCCGACCGATTGATCCGGTGGAAGAGCGCATGGATTCCAGCCGCGAATGGGGCGATTCTGGCGAGGGCCACTTCACCTTCCAGGGCATCACCAGCGGCACTCAGTACGCCACCATTACCCACCGGGGCTTTGCCTACGCTGTTGACAAGCTCTCGAAGCTGGCCAGCGGCGAAGATCCTTTGCAGGTACTTACGAGTCAGCTTGAGCCAGCGCTCAACAAAATTAAGACTCGCAAGATGATCGCCCAACTTGAGGGCTTGCTTGGCACTGGCGGCCCGCTTAATGCCACCAATAACGTAAATAAGTCTGTTACCACTGGCTCTACCATCGCCAACTGGATGACGGCTGAAAACGTTATTGAAGCTCGTTACAAGTTGGGCGAACGGCAGTCTGAGATTACTACTCTGTTCTGCCACTCTTTTGTTCAAGCCTATCTTGAGCAAGTCGGCTTCCTGACCTACGATGCTGACCGCAGAGGTATTAACACACGCCTGTTGATTGGTAGCGCTTTCAACGTTAAGGTTGTGGTTGATGACCAACTTCCGATCATTGGCACCAGTGGCCAACAACGGCAGTTTGTTAGCTACCTTTGTGGCGATGGCGTTATGCTTGAGGGCGAACAAACTCCCCTTGAGATTGAGACGGTTCGCAATGCTCCATCCAAGCAAGATGGTATCATTGTTGACTATCACCATAGCTTCCACGTTCCCGGTACTACCTGGAGTTCGGCTAGTGACAACCCAACCAACACCCAACTAGCAACAGGCTCAAACTTTGGGCTTGCTTATGGTGATGCGCGTTTGATCCCGCTGGTCCGACTGGTGACAAACTCGCCTTTCGGTGGTACGATCTGATCGGTTGACTTCGAGTTGGATTCCAGCCCCTGGGGAGTGCAAGTCCCTGGGGGCTTTTTCATGGCCCGATCTGGGCTATGATCTGGGCTGGCCTCTACCGTCTCCCGATGGCGCTCTTTAGTTTTTACGAATATCGCAAGGCTTACACTGTTGCCACCCTGCCCGCGAACCCCCGGCGAGGTATGACCCTTGTGGTCAGCAATCTCACTTCCCCCACCGTAGGCGCTGCTCCCGTGGCCGGCGGCGCCGCCAACGCGCTCTGCTGGTATAACGGCTCTGCCTGGCGTGTGTACGCAGTGTGAACGCTTCCTGGTGGCCTTGGCATCGCCTGGCCGATCCCTATTACTACTCCAGCGCCAATGGCGAGCGTCCCTGCAACTGCACGCCCCCGGCGCTGGTCACGGTGGAACAGGCCGACACCTACATGGGAGCTACGCTCAAGGCGGCTGCCTGGACCGCGCTCAACGCAACGCAGAAGGCGCAAGCCCTTAACTCTGCTCAAGCTGCGCTGCGTACATTGCGCTGGTGTACTGATGAGGCGACTTGCTGCGGCAACAGTCTAACAGCGGGCTACCTTGCTGCTGCCTCAGAGCTTGCGCTGGTACTTTTTAACAACAGTACCGCAGTTATCGGCGCTTCTAGTCAACTGCCGGCACCAGTAGTTAAACGAGAAAAGTTCGACGTATTCGAGCAGGAATACTTTGATCCTACCACCATGGCACAGGTGCTGCCGAAGGACAAGCGTGTTGGCAGTTATTCGCCCACCGTGTTACGGCTTTATCCATGGCTGCTGGACTTAATCGGCTGCTGGGTTGACCGGCAAAACGAAAGCTCTGTTCGCATTCTTCGAGGCTAAATGAACGCTCCGCAAGATGCTTGTGCAAAGCCGTTGTCAAAACGGATGATAGACAAGTATAGATCCCAGTCGCTTACATACATTAAAGTAACTTCTGGTGTTTACAATGAAACGTTAGGCACAGTTGCAATTACTGAAACAAGGTTTACCGCTGCCGGTGCTGTAACGCGCTCTAAAAAGTCAGAACGCAATGGTACGCAGCAAGGCAACGAGGTTAGCGTATGGGTTGACCATGATACGGTGCCTTGGCCTATCAGTTCCAATGACAGACTCGAATACTTGGGGCGCAAGTGGAAGGTAACAGAAGTCGAGAGTTATGGTAGTGGCACTGACGGCGTTATCGTCGGACCAATCTACCTGACGACGCTAGACGGCAAAATGATTACTACACTGGGCGGCAAAGCCATTGTCATACAAGGCTCTGAAGACGAAAGGCCAACCTTTGCTATGTACGCAAGCAAGATTACAGCGAGGGCGGAATAATGGCGAGACGGCGTAAACCAGCGAAGAAAGGCAAAGGCTTCGGTCTTGAGAAAATGTCTGACGAGATTAGGGACGCTGCATTTACTGCATTGCGTAATGCCGCCAAGGAAGTAGTAAACGATCTTGCTGCTATTAGCCCAGCTTGGGGCGGTGACTTTAGGGATAGCTGGTATGTTGAAACTGCCGATGGCAAAAGAGGCGCAAGGCCAGGCGGCAAAGATGGTAAGTACAATCTTTTTAACATCCCCTTGCTTAAGACCCAAGGCCGTAACGCAAAGGGCCAGTTTACATCTTCCCTGCCAGCAAGCGGAAGCAAAATTGAGCTGCTTATCGGCAACTCTTCCCCCTACGCGCAAGAGGCAATGGATCTTATCCCTGGCAAGTTTATACGGCAAGAAGAAGATCCAATTAAAGCGCCAGTTGCAATAGGCAGAAGGGTTGGCAAGTACCGGGGCGATGTTAAGAAAATGTCAACAGAAGAAATACTGGAACGAGGCAAGCGACCGGCAATGTCAACGGCAGAGAAAGACTGGTACGATAACCATATGGGAGGCGGCAAGTTCAAGGCTGCTATCAAAAAGGGCGCCAAAGCTGGCTTCCTTATTCCTGTAAACAAAAGATGACAGTCCCCTTTCAGCAGATTCGTGGCATTTACGAACGCATTGTAATTGATGCCGCCAGTCCGGTGCGTGTTTATGTTGAGAATCAACTTGCTACTGAGTTTGCAGATGATGATGAATACTGTCTTGTTCGTGTCAACTTTGGACTGATGCAAGAGCAAGCCATTGGCGCCCAGGCTTCGTGGCACATTCGAGGCTCCCTGGTGTGCGAAATCTTCACCCGCAAAAGCATCGGCCCTGGCCGGGGGCTGGTCATTGCCGGCCCTGTGATCGACGCGCTATCGGCCCTGAACGGTTCGATCCCGCCGCCGGGGCAATCCATCATCGCTCGCGTCGGCACGCTCACGGGGCCGACCCAGGCGCAGCTACAGGATCGGGCGCATCACTTTACCCGGTTCAGTATGCCCTTCATGGCTCGCCACAGGGAGTAGACTGGCGGCTAAAGCACTCACCGGCCACGGGTCGGACCTCCTATGCCCGTCGCTAATTGCGGCCCTGTCAGCGTTCTTACCGGCCAAGATGGCATGATCGCCATGAAGCCCCCCGGCACGCTGGCTTGCCTGCTTGACAAAACTGATTTCCCTGCTCCCGTTGCTCCTGCTACCACTTCAGTTCTTCCTATTCCTGCTAACTCTGATTTTCGTGTTGGTGATCCTGTAACTTTCACGGAAAAAGGAACCGCTAACCTTGATGCTGCCATCACTGATGGAACAGTTTATTACATCAAGACCCGTCCCACTCCCACGTCTTGCACTATTTCTGCCACTCTTGGCGGCGCTGCGCTTGCTTTTACCGGCAACGGTGGCGCTGGTGGCGCAAACACTCCAGGCGAAGGCAACCACATCGAGATGAGCTTCGCTACGGCTTACGCCATGTGCGAAGTGCCATCTGTTGACCTTACCCTTACTAGGGGCGAGATTGACATTACCTCTCTCCCTTGCAAGCCTGGCTCTGGTACTGGCCCTAAACTTGCCCGATTCCGCAGGTATCAGGCCGGTTTCGCAGATGGCAATGGCACTCTGACTGTACGCCTTACTGAAGATCGCCTTGCTTTCACCAATCGTATTATTCAAGGTACGATGTTTAACGATCAAAACGGTGCCCAGTTGAAGGCGTACTTTAGTGCCGTCGCTACTACTGGCAACCCGAACATGGTTGACGATACTGCTTCGTTGCAATGCAGCTTCCCTATCGTCCTACTTAGCCTCAGCGGCGCTATCTCGCAAGATGATAGCCCGACCGAGATTTCGATT